CCCATTGGTCTAGCCGCACCCATTCTATTAAATTCTTGTGCCATTGCTAACATTGGTGCTGCTTCTGTATATGCTCTTTCAAGCCTATTAAATATTCCTTTGTTAGCAGTTCTAGGTGGTTGGATTTGTTGAGCAATAGTTGGTGGTTGCACACCTTGTCTAGGTGTTGTTCTTAAATCTACATTTGGTGAAGCAGGTAGGTTTCTTAATGATAAAGTGTCCACATTAGCAGGTGGTGTTGGCGTTTGTGGTAACATTGGTCTTAGCGTAATGCCAAGAGGGTTATTACCCATATTTTGCATTGAACTTTGTAAAAGACCACCCAATGACGCATTTGCTGTACTTGCCGATATTTGGTCAAGCATATTTAATCTTTTTTGTTTTTCTTGTGGGGGTAGATTTGAATTTAATATTTCTTGTCTTGTCATTTTAATTTCCCATAAATCCTTTAATGCCTGTTCCAATACCAACAATACTACCAATAGTTCCTAACGCTTGGTTAAATGGATTGTATTGATAAGGTGAACTTTTTGAACCATAATTTCCTGCAGCAGTTCCAACTTGACCTAAGAATTGATTTAAGTTTTGTGCAGGTGCTGATTGAAGGAAATTAAATCTATCCATATTAGCTAAAATATCTCTTTGTGCTTGTTGTTGTCTTACTTGACCAACTTTAGCTAAGTTTGAATAATCAGTATAATCTTGGTTAGCAAGAGCAGGTACATTAGACAACATAGCATTTTGTCTGCTTCTTTCGTTTTCATAATTTTTATAATAGACATCACTAAGGGCGTTTGTAAGGGCGTTTTGATTGTAAGCTGACCCCAATCTACCTGCTTGTGAAAAAGTGCCTTGTACCCTATCCGTTACAGGGTCAACAACGGCTCTTTGAAAATAAGGATTTGTGTTTGCGTTTAAAAAATTACCTTGAAGTGTATTTAATGCTAAATCTTGCCCTTGTCTTTGTAATGGTGAACCTGACAATGCCCTATTAGTTTGCAAATTCATAGCCATTTGTTGTTCAGGGCTAAAACCTGCAACAGTATTTTCTGGAAAATAGTTTAAACCTCCGCCCTCACCATAAAGTCTTTGGGCTTCATTTGCTCCATAGGCTAAAAATGGTGCTGCATACGCAGGGGGGTTTGTAGTTGAAACTGATGTTCCTGTTTTATCGCCACCTATACTCATTATAAACTCCTTATTGAAATTGTACCTACTTCTTCATAGGCTCTATCTTTATCTTTTACTCTTGACCAACCTTTGCGACCCATAATCATTGATTTTTTACAACCAATAGATTTAGCCCACTCACAAATTGGCTTTTCCATTTCTTTTAGTTCTTCTAAGTCACCACCACCTAACCAAAATCTTAACATTTTGTATTTAGGGTATGTGACTATTTCAGTTACACAAGCTGACTTTTGACCTGTCCAAAGTTGTGCATCATTTCTTGTAATTGCATAATAAATATCTTTTTCAGTATGCGTATCAATGCCTCTATCTAATGCTTCCAAAATATATTTTCGTGACTTTAGCCACGCTTCTTTATCCAATGATGATGTATTCATATTGTCTTGATGTTCCACTACTATTATGTGTAATTGTAAAAGAACCATTTGTTCTTGTTGATACAAATAAACTTGTTAATTCACTTGCGGCATTACTTGATTTTGGCATAAACAAAACAACGCTGTTTTCACTTGCACGAGCATCATTTACTGTTGTTGTAGAAGATGAGGTTTGCAAGGTAACGCTACCGGTAGAATTTAATCCGCCATCTATTGTTCTGTTGACTATTTCAGCAACTAATCTAGGGTCACCACCGGCTTGTGGTAACTTTCTATATTGATTGTCTGCCATTTACCTTTTCCCTGTTGTCTTTGCCTCTAATTCCACACCTTGAATATATTTCCAAGTGCCTGATACATTTAATCTTACCTTATGATACCTACCTTGATTTGACCTAATGTTGCAATATCCATTTGCATTTAAAGATGATAAATTACCAAAACTATCACTATCAACTTGTCTATTTCTTGTTGATACTTGTGCCGATATATCCGGTGTTGTTCCTTGTGCAATTTCAACATAAGGTATTACATTTGTTATAATGCTTGTTTTACCACCACCGGTATCTAAATCAGCTGTTTCTATTAAAGCCGCTTTATTGTTGCCAGAAAAAGTATGTATTTTTTTGTCTTTTGCACCACCAAAGATAAATTGACCGCCAATATAAATAGCACTATCTAATGATGCCGGTAATCCATCTAAGGATGTACTTATAAAATTTAATTCTTCAAGGGTATAATTAATAGTCATAAAAGAAGATATTAATTCACAATCAAGTTCTGCATAAGACCATCTATCTAAAGCATAATTATATATTAACAATCTATCCGGCTCATCATTGTTAGATGAACCTGATGTATATGACCACACAACTATTTGTTCTGTTGGGTCAACAGCGGTTGACATTCTTCCTTTGTTTCTAATTGTAAAATCATCAAAGAAAAATCTATTAACTTTTTCTGCACCTATTGGTGTTGATGTTCTACCATCAAATTTATAAAAACCATCATCTGATAAATAAAATACAGTTGAACCAACATTAGCAACAGAATTAGGATAGTTACAACCAAAACCTGTTTGCACTTTGTCAAATTGAAATATTAAAGGCGTTCCACTATAAGTACCAATAACAATGCCTTTTTCACATAATATTGTTGCATATTCACCACCAACAATGCCGGTAATTTCACCCATATCAAATATATCTTGTATATCAGATTGATTTGTTCCTGCAGTCCAACCGGTATGTGATGCCAATGATGACCAATACAATCTATTTGTATATGTTGTGCCGCCATACTTTACATTGCCGGTAAAAACAAAATCACGAACAACCGCTATGTGTTTTGCGGCAGGTGAACCTGATATATCTGCAAACAATGAACTTGTACCATTATCATATACTTGTAATATATTGTTGTGTCCTGATGCACCAATAACAAAACCACTAAAGTCTATAAATTTCCAAACATCTGTATCATCAAGTGTTGTGTAATTACCTGATTTAGATATGTTTGTTAAATTAGAATTTGATTTTGTAAATTCATATAATTGGCTAGCATCACCAGCAAATATTTTTGGGTCACCACTACTATCTTTTGCCGCAAATAAACCTCTTATTCTACCACTTGCAGCATTGCTATAAGCCGATAAATCTTGCAAACCTCTATAACCTTTTGCAGCCGGTATTACATTTTTAGCAACTGTAACACCACTTGCGTTATCAGGTTGGTCTGGTAGCCATTCACCAAATGACATATTCATCATTATGTCATCTCACTGTAAAGACTTCGCATTTCTAAACCAGAACCATAACTTCCTTTTTCATCATCAATTCTAATTTGTTGCAATGTTAATTGTATAAGTTGTTCATATTGTGCAGCTCTTTGTTCATCAAGCAAATATGTATAAGCATGAAATAAACTACCATACAAATATAAGTCAGGGTATCTAGTTAAAATAGTGTTTGATGTATTACTATCACTTAATGATGCAACGCCTGATTTGTAAGTTAATTCTATATTATATGCACTATCAGGTATTGGTGCTAAAAATAAATTATCGCCAATAACACTATAAACTCTTGGTAATCCTGTGCCGGTAGTAGAATGTTCTATTTTTACTTGCAATGGTGTTAAGTATCTTAATGTTACTCTTGGATTATTCATAACTTTAACATTTCTAATAGTTCTTAAATCAGTTGGTAAAGAAATATAAGCATTGTCAGGTGTTGCTGATAATGTTGTTCTATTTTCTTGTGACCTTGTTTCTAGTTCACGAGATATGCGACTTTCTGCTAAATCAATAAATGTATCAATTTGAGATGTTAAATCATCTCTAGCTAAAAAATCAGCAATAGCTGTTTTAAGTTCTGAATAAGTTGTAATTGCCATTATATATTACCACCGCCTGTTCTAAAAAATTTGTTGTCAGGGTCATTTAGCCATCTAGCCCACGCCCTTTTGTTGTGCTTTGGTTCTCCAAGTTTTTCTATTAAATCATAATATAAATTTGCAGGTATTTCTGCAATTTGTCTCATGTGGTTTTGGCTTCCAACAAGATTATATGGTTTGTAATCCATATCTAAGTCTTTTGCTTTTTTAATTATTTCTTTTGTTTCTTGTTCTACCGAAACATAATGCTGACCATCATTACCACCATGAAAATAAGTTGTTTTCTTTTGATGTGGGTCATATCCAATAATTTTTTTTGTCATTTTTATCTCTTGATTTTAGGGAGCTGCCATTAAAGACAGCTCCCATTTATTAGACTAAGATGTACTTAAATCAGTCACCATTGCATGAGCTTTTGGTGCAGTTGGAACAAATGTCCATTCTGATATTATTGCAAACTTAGTTGCATCACCGGTTGGTGCTACATCTGAAACAGAAAATAATCTGTTAGGTAAATGACCAACTGAATAATGGTCACTATCTAGCAAGAATACTGTATCATTTGGCATTTGTCTGTCTATTGTGACAGATAACTCACCAAAGTCTGTTAGATACATTGACACACTTCCAATAATAGCAATTTCTTTTGGTGCTGAATATTGAAGTTGTGCAGTTGCTACTGAGCCACCTGATAAGTCACTAAATGCGACTTTGTTAGCAGGTGAAACAACTAACATATCTGGTTGTCCACCATCTGTGTATGCTAATTTCATTGCAGCGTCTATTTTAGCTAAAGTAAGTGCAGCGTTTGTGCCAGCTTTGTCAGAAACATCACTACCATCACCGGTTGGTGTTGTAGATGGTGATACTAGATTTACATTAGTTATATAAGAACTAATTTTACCAGCTTTTCTTGGGTCTGATGCTGAACGAGCTTCATTTTTACATAATGCTTTTTCAATATCTCTGCGTTGCTCTAAGCCTTTTAGAACCTTGACATAAGCGGTCTCTTTATCCCTACCTGCTTTATCAACACTATCTAAAGTGCCTGATACTGATGCGGCTTGGATTGAGATTTGATGATAATTGCCAAGTCTTGTTGTTACAGTTGGATTGACATAAGAATAGTCTGCACCTTCTGCGGCATAGTTATCATCAGCAGCTGCTGTTAGTTCTTGTACTTGCCATTCGTGAAATACGCCTGATGTAGTTACTTTTTTACCATTAGAAAATATTGGTGTTTCTGCAGGGTCTATACGAGTAATAACATCTGACAAATCTTCTCTTTCACCGATTGCGTTTGCGGTTTTATATGTTGCCATAGTTTTTTCCTTTTTAGGTTATGTGGATTTTTGTAAAAGATAATCAACAGCCGAATCCATGCTACCTGTTGACCTTAACTTACTAAAGGCTTTATCAACCTTTCCTTTTTTTAGGTCATTAGAGGTTGTTATTTTCTTTCCAGACTTTGCCATCTTTGGTGCTTTGCGTAATTTTTTTTGCATAAGAGGTTTTTTAGTTTGTAATTCATCAAACATCATTGCTTTTCTCAACATTAATATTGCCCTATGGTCGGTAGCTTGACTTAATTCTGCATCTGTAAATCTTTCCCTTTCAGGTAAATTTTTTGCATAATTTACAATCTTCCTTTTTTCACTTTCGGCAATTTTCTGGTCTTTCCACTCCGGTATAGCATCATTCAAGTATTGTTGTGATTGTGCTATAACCTTTTGCATTTGTTGTTGACCTTCAATTTGTTGTTTATATTGCAACTCTTGATTTGTTTGTTGAACCCTTGCTAAGTGTTCTCTTTTGTCTCGCCACGCATCTTTTTGCCTAACATATTCCAATGGGTCATCTTCATATAATCTTGTCCATTGTTCTTCTGTTGGCTCATTTTGAATGTCACTAGATAGTTGCTGGTTTACTTGCTCTAAACCTAAGCGGAGATTTTCTCTCTCTTGTAAAAGTTCCGATTGTTGCTGTTCAAATTGTTTTTTTTGGCTAGCAAGTTCGGTTGTCTTTCTAGTATAATCAGATTGTCGGCTATAACCTGCAGCTAATTCGTCAAGGGTAACATCTTTATCTTCACCATTAATCTTAACAGTAATATATTCTTGTTCCTCATATTCCTCAGCTTCGGCTTCGGCTATTGTTTCATCTAATTCTTCCGATACATCTTCTTCAACAGATTCAAGTGGCTCATCTTGTTCTTCAACTTGATAAGGTTCTTCACTTGTTGGTTCATCTATATCTGTAATGGTTTCAGTTTCGTCAACTTCTACCTCTGGTTGTACCTCTTGATTCGGTTGTGGATTATCTTCTGTTTCCTGCCTGTCAAGTAGTAGGCTTGTGGCTTCCGCCATGTTGATAGGTTCGTTCCCTGTTGGGTTGTCGGCTGTCATTTTTTGCTCCTTTAGACTGCGTTATGCTTGGTCTTAGTTGATTTTTGTTAATTGGTCATTTGCAATCTTACCGGTTGCAATGACATTTTCTATGTGTTGCTTAACTGTTTTAAGAGTTTTCAACATCATAAAAACTGTTTCACGAGGTTTTTGTTGTTCAATAGAACTATTTTCCCATGCTGTATGGTATTCTTTTTCTAAATAATCAAAAGCCTCTTTTAGAATTTCGTTTTCAAGTAATGCTTGTGCTTGTTTACCACGAGCAATTTCTTTTTGTATTTTATCCATGTTATCCATTTTTATTTCCTTTTTAATTATCCATATAATATTTCATCAAGTTGTTCTTCTGTGTAGCCTTTTTCTAACAATGATGTTTTTTCCGTATCTGTTAAAAATAAATCTTCATTTGAAGTATTGGCATAAAGAATACCTCCTAATAAACCTGCAGTTTCAGGGGTTGCTTGTTGTGATGCAGATGTTAAGGCATTTGCGGCTGTTTCATCTAAACCCATTAATAAATATTGATTTTTTACATCACTTTCAGAACGAGCAGGTAATCTAAAATCTTGCATATTAATAGTATCTTCACCATTTGCTATTGCTTTTAATGATAGCAGGCTTGTTCCTTTTATAACATTATCAGCTAATGCAGTACCATCATTGCCGTCTGTTCCTGTATAATAAAATCTTTTCATAGTGTCGGTTGAGTTTGTAATATCTCCTGTTTCAGCACTATAATTTAATCTATTATCTGATGTTTGTTCACTTTCTTGGTCACCAAAACTTAAACTTAATGGTCTTTCTCTTCCTGTTTCAACTAAATGGTCGCCTTCAACATTTAAACCATAACCATCTGCAATAGTATTAATAGCAGTACCAATACCTTGTGATATTGCCGATGCTTGGTCAACATGACTTTGTTTAAACTTATCACCTGCCATACCAAACTCAGTATTTGTTGAAGTATTGTAATCAAAAGCACCAGAACCTGTTTTGCCTGAAGGCGGAGCATCAAGTTGATTTGCTATAAATAAAGCTGTTCCAATTATTGCTGTTGCAGGATTAGTAGCAAGACCTTGTATGCCACTAGCTGCTCCACCAACCGGTACTGCTGCTGCCGTTGCGGTTGCTGGTATCATAGCAGTATTGTATGCTGCTCCACCTAAAAGACCTGACGCACCAACTCCTGCGGCAGCATTAAACACATTAGAAACATTGCCATCTTCTATTGCATCAATTGCTGATAAAAGACCTCCGCCTAGTGCTAAGGCTTCACCACCTGTAAAACTTGTAGCATCATTTAATCCTGAACCAACAGCACCAAAACCCTCATTAATTGGATTATTTATAAAATTACCAAATTTATCAATTTGTTTGTCAAAAAAGTTTTTTTGAACTACTTTTTCACCGATTTTAATTCCATTTTCTACGACATCAACAACTTTAAAGTCTGGGCTAAAACCTGTTGCATCAAAACCATAAGCATCATAAGCCCCAGTTATATCGCCATCTAAGCCTAAAATGCTTTTAAAAGCATCTGCACCTGTTGCAATATCAGTTCCAATATTTAAACCTAAATCTGTATCTAGCGTTACAGGATTTATTAGATTAGATGTAGATGTATATGTATCTGTTATATTTCCTGCTGTAACTTGGATAACATTACCAACTGCCGTTTTTATTGGAACACCATTATCAATAAGGCTTGTTAGAAGTGATGTAGCATTATTAGATAACACATTGCTATTTATAAGTGTATTAATATCATTAGTGGCAGTTGCTTGGCTTGTTGTATCAACACTATTTATGAGTGAACCTAAAGAAGTATTTGTGTTTGCTGATGTTTTAACAACATTACTTCCACTATTATCTATTTCAAGATTATCATTACCAGTTCCGCCAATAACGCTTGAAACTGTTATTAAATTATTATTATTACTACCATCTAGTGTACTATTATCTTCAGAAGTATCTGTGCCACTTAATGTAATTTTTTCAGTAGTTGAACCACCATCTGTACTTCCACCATTAGTGCTTCCTCCTGTTGATGAAATAGTATTACCACCAATAGTAATTACAGATGTACCACCATTTGTTGTTCCACCATCACCATCATCATTTCCACTACCGCCTGTAACAGTTGAGCTACCACCATTTGTACCGCTACCATTCTCACCACCAAGTAAACTTGTTGCACCTGCACCAATTAAACCTGCAGCACCTAAACCTGTTAAATCAATACCATCATCAGTTGTGCTGCCACCTTGATTAACAAAAGACTCCCAAAAAGCAGGGTCATAAGGTAACCTTTGATAAACATTCATATTAAATGTATCAGGATTAACCGCAAAACTTCTTTGAAAGTCGCTTTCAAGTGTTGGGTATTGGTCAATCATATTTAACAAAGATTGCGGTCTTTGTTGCATAACATCTAAATCTGACAATGTGTCTAATGTAGGTGTGTTTTGTAATAAACCTTGTTGTGGCACAAAATAATTAGGTTGATTTAATACAGGTTGAAAATTATCCATAAAGCCTGAATAATCTACTTGCTGTGTTGTTGGTTGTGCAGTGTTTAACCCACTAAGTATTGCTAATGTTTCGTCATCTAAATTTGACATTACTCAACTCTTGGTAAATTTGTTGATGGTTGTCCACCAACTTGTTGTTCAAAACCTCTTAGTTGAGCTTCATACCTAAGTTCTTCTTTTCTTATTTCCATTTTCATTTGCAATTCTTCACGCTTTAATTGTAATTCAGCGTCTTGTTTTGCTTTTTGTAATTGAATATCGGCTTCCATTTTTTGTTGTTCAAGTTGCATTTTAATTTGTGCTTCACTTGGTTGTGGTGGTTGTTGTGGTTGTGGTGGCGTATCGGCAGGATTTTTAAAAAACCTTGACGCATCTTTAAATCCGGCTAGCCCTGATAATTCTGCCAATGTATTTCTATATTGTTCTAAAGAAACTAATGGGTTTTCAGCACCCATTTGAAGTAATATTTGTTCTTGTTTTTGTGCCATTTGATTTAAAAATGCTAGTTTTTCGTTTGTTTGACCGCTACCTAAACCAACATTAACTGTAATATCATATTCATGCTTCCAATTTGTAGGGTCTATTGGCACAAATTTATTATTTAACCTTATCATTTGGTCTTTTTTGCCATGATGTAAACATAAAGTTAGGATTAATCTAAATAATTGTTTTACGCCTGTTTCGGCAAAAACCCTCGCAATCATTTCAATTTTACCTTGTGCAGCATTAACTTGAGCGGCAACAGCGGTTGCGGTTGTAGATTGTAGTGCATCTGCATCAAGACCCATTGAGGCTTTTGAAAGTCCTGTTCTTTGTTCTTTTAATTCATCAAGATATTGCAACAAACTATAAGCATTTTGACCTATCATTTGTGGTTGCAATGGTTGTAACGAATTTGCTTGTCTTACCCTAACAACACCACCTGCCCTTGAATTTAACAAATCATCAATATTAACTTGACCCTCAACAGCGGCAATTCTTGAATTATTAGTAAGATATATATTATCTAATAATTGTCGCATTACAGTTGATTTAATTAATTGTATGTCCATAACAATTTCAGCTAAACTTCTGCCGATAAGTCTATGCGGCATTAGTATGGGAGATAAACAAGCAAATGGTATATGGTCAAAAACTTCATTTTCAACTATTTCAGAACCTTCGCCAATAGTAACAACCCTGCGTAATTCAGCAATACCATCACCATCATAATCAGCTTTTATGTATGCTTCGACAACTAATACATCACGCATTGACATATCACTTGTATCAGTATCACTACCGGTCTCAACATCTTCAAATCTATTTTGTACTTCATCACCAAAATCTAATTCGGAATGTCCGGCATATCTTTCAACCAAATCTCTATCATAACCCATTTGTATAAGGTCACTTACTTTCATGGTTGTGCGGTGGGCTACAAAATCAGCTTCTTCTAAAGATGATGCTCTTTTAGAAACTAAAAATTCTTCTGGTGGAATATTATCAACTTTAATCATACCACCATAACTTTTTCTTTTTATAACAACATCATGTCTAGCATTACTTTCATAACTATCCATAGTTTCCATTGACATTTCGTCAACTTGATATTCTTCTTGCTCTTCCGTTCTTTGTTCAAGAACTTCAACGCTTTCGTCTTGCAATAAAAGTGTTAATTCATCATCTGAAAGATTAGTATATGTTTCCTCTTCCATTGTTTCAGTTTCATCATAATAAACTTTTACAACGCCTAGTTTTTGTAACAACGCATCCTTAAAAAAATTATGTAAAACAACAAAACCATTATTTTGACAATTTATAACATAATTTGCGTATGATGTGGCTTGTTCTGCACCCTCAACATCTTCTTCATTGCGAGGCATAAATTTTACAAAATCATCTGTTTGTGTAAAAGTACGCATAAGGCTAGGCATGATAAATTCTATGGTGTCGGCAACCTCTGTTGTAACAACTTGAGAACGACCTTCTTGCTCGTTACCATACTTTTCACCCATATAGTAATCCATAGCCTTAATTCTGTCTATGCCGTACTCATTATCATAATAGCCATGTGCGTTCTCTATTTCATTACGCAACAAGGCTTGAAATTCTAGCTTATCCATTAAAAAATCCTATTTAGCAGTTTTTTTATTTGCAGGTTTTTTCTTAGTTTCAACAGGCTTTTTTGTTTCTTTCTTAGTCTGTCTTTCCATATCTAATACTTGACTTCTTTGCATTGTATTATCCTAAAAGTATTGTTAATAAAAGAATTGCAATAATGCCGCCCAATGCTGCATCAATGTAATCCCATGAATGACCTTTTATGTAGTCAATGATGTTTTGTATTTTTTCCATTATTTTCTCCTAATTTAATTCCGATACATCCGGTTTAATATCAATAGTTTGTATTTTTTCAACAAACTCTTCACTTGAGCCACCACTTCTATGAAAACTAAACGCTGCGGCTGCCAAACAAACTTCGGACAACAATTCCCAACTGTCTAAATGTCGGTTCATTTTTTCTAATTCATCAATTAAATGCACTAATAAAGCATGGGTAACAGGATTATCAGCCTCAAAGTCTTGTTCAGGCGTAAATATAATATCTTTTATGTTATCCATGAATTGTCCTTATATGATATTGGCTTATTCCAATTATGTTGTGTTCCCCTAATAGAGGCGGTGAAGGCTTGCTGTGCAAATGTTAAACAAAACGCATCTGCTAAATCACAACTACGCCCACCTAGTCTTTTTTTAAATTCGTCTTTAGCCTCAACTTTGATTTTACCATTTGAGGTAAATTTAAAACGAGGGGCTATTAATTCTTCTATTAACTTGTCATCTTGCACAAGGTAAACATCACGACCCTCAAACCATTCTCTAGCCTTAAACCATAATTCATCACGCAAACGCATATATTTATCACGCATACTTGGGCTTTCACTTACTTGTATAGGTCTTGCCGGTAATTCAAGTTCGGTTAATCTTGAGCAAACACCACTACCAATGCCTATGCTATCAACCATTATATCGGTGGGTCTATCCTTAAAAGTGCAGGTTTCGTATTCTTGAACAATAATACCAACTGTTTCCATTAAGTCCTTACCTTGCCAAGACTTAATAGGTTCAATAATTTCATTGCCACGCCTTTTACATAAAGCCGTTCTATCACTACCAAAGGCGGCAACATCTAAACCCCAAACAACCGGTGTATATGGGTCAACTTGGACATCCCTTTGCAATGCACTATCCACCATATATAATGGAATGACAGTATCATCTTCTGCTCTAGGAAATTCACCAAGAACCCTAACCCTATAAACATTTGAGTCGTCACCATATTTAAGTGACATATCCTCAATATATTCGGCTGATACTTGTGAACTATCGGCACACGCAACAGTCATTAATTTCCATCTATCACGCATAGCGGCAAAAGCATTAAAAAAATAACCACTTGTTCGTGTTGGATTACCGGTCATAACAACTTTAGCATTGGGAGTTGATAAAGAACCTTCACCAACCTCAAATATCATATCGTCAACACCACTAGCTTCATCAATAATAAAAAGTAAATTATCACTATGAAAGCCTTGTAGGGCTTCAGGATTTTCACGCCTTGATACACGAGCAACGGCATAGCTATCACTTGCACCTTCAAGGTTGATTTTGTCGTTCTTCATTTCTAATTGATTATAAAATGCTTCCGGTAATTGCCGACCCCATTTTTTAACTTCCGCCCATAGTACATCAGATAGTTGGTGTGCTGTGTTTGCGGTACATATTACTTTGCATGGGTGTCTTGTAAGCAACCACCATAATATCAACCACGATAAAACGGCAGTTTTGCCAACACCATGTCCTGACTTAACTGCATTTCTTGGATTGTTTTGAACATTGTATAAAAATTCTTTTTGCCATTTTTCAGGCTTAACATTCAACATTGTTTCAACAAACATTACAGGGTCTGCTGCTAAATCTTCTATAATTTCTTCTAATTGTTCGGCTAACATTAAATTCCTTTTTAAAGGTGTAGATAGGACAAAAATGGATAGTTTTCGAAAAACCTACCTACACCACCTCAAGAGGTAATAACTGTTGTGCCGCCATTTTTTTTGGTGTTCCTTCTTTATTGTTAATTGGGGAGAATAGCACAACAAACACCATTTAACCATATTTGGTGATTTGTGAGAGTTTGTCAACACCATATATAGTAATAAAAAAAATTGAAAAAATTTTTATATTTTGTATTGACTTATATTGTCAATAGATGTACCTTGTCTATATTGTTAATTAATTATGGAGACTAAAATGACTACTAAAAATAGAAAAAATGAATACAAACTAACTCACAAGGGATTTAATGTCCTAACACTTGCATTAACAACAAAAGAGAGAGATGTTCTTTTCAAATTATTTCATGGAAACACACAAGGTGAAATGGATTGGAATAACTGGGATTTACAAACCCTAAGTTATAAAATTCAAGAATTAAAAGGAGGTAAATAATGACTTATAATGAAGAAGAAAGAGCAAAATCAATCATCTTTAATGAAAATATTTTTCAAGGTGGTGGTGCATCTGTATATGTTGGTTCTGATGTTTACCCTTATACCATTATAAATTATAAAAAAGATATGGTAGCTATTCAAGAGGACTTTGCTAAGCCATCAAAAGACAGTAACTATTATTCTAATCAAGAATATATTTACTCACCTAATAATGAAGGTAAGGTTTTATATTTTAAATTAGATAAAAATAAAAATTGGTTACAAGTTGTTAGAAACGAAAAAACCAATAGATGGAATAAAACCAATATAAGTTATCGTGTATTTTTTGGCGAAAGAAAAAAATATCGTGACCCATCTTTTTAGGAGAAATAAATGAATGATGAATTAGAATATATACTTATAGTGGCTATATCAATAGCCACTTATTTACAATTTATAGGAGTGTAATATGTCAAAAAGACAAATAAAACCAAAAACCGCAAAAAGCAAAAAATTTTCACATAGACCACAACGAGCAGTAAACTCGATTTGGATTGAGAAAGATTATTATGATGAAAAGCAAGACCGGTGGCGTGGTAAGTGGTATGGCTTACCAAGATAATAAATTAAGGGGGTTTTTAACCCCCTTTTTTTATATCTGGCTAGGGTCTAAATATCCTAGTTCAATGTCCTTTTTATTTGCTTCTTCAAAGAACACCCAAAATTCACTTAAATGTTTTTCAAGAACTAACATTTCTTCATCAGATATAGCATCATCTGTTTGTTGTATATATCCACCGCTAGTAATTAAATCACGACCTTTTTGAAATATTTTAACTAAATCTTTTTTTAACATTTTATTGTCCTTATATTTCGATAAAAAATAATTTTCTATCTTCTATACACTTAACGAATAAAACACAAATTTTGTCGGAAATTTTTTAAAATAATTTTAGTATAGGTAGGGGTATAATCATTATTACCGCTAGGGTGCGGCACAAAAACAAGGGGGGGTGTATAAACATATATAATTATATTCTATTTAGTCGTCATCCATTTCTTCAGGGGTGACATCTATAACATCACCCTTTTTAATTTCATCTTGTTTATAATTCTTTATGCGGTCTGCAACTACACCTATGGATTTAACCAGACTATCTGCCTTTATATTAAGCTGGCTTTGTTGTGGGAATAAGAAAGCAAACTTACTTATATCTCTTATATCATTAGTTAATGCGTCATTAATAAGTTCATGTAATTGTGGTTTGTTTTTGCGGCTGCTCATTTCCTCTAAGGCATAACCGAAACTTCTCTTTAATATATCATAAGCACCTTTTCGTTGCTTATTAGTAACACTTCCTTTGGGTCTACCGGCTTTTCTTTTTGTTCCTGTTATGTTCTTATTTTGTTCTTTTGTTGACATTTTTTGTCCTGTTTTTCGTAAATTTGTGTTGGTGTTCGTGTGGACGCACCTTTTCACATTAATAAATCTTATAACTTATTGTTTTATAAATAACACACAATAATTAATTTAGTCAAAATAATATATTAAATTCAATTAATATTAATTAATATCTAAATAAAAATCACTTAATATAGTTAAACATACCTTGAACATATCAAACCCACTTGTAGCCCTTATATTTAAGTTCTTAGCACTATTTTTAACACTTCTATCCCATAACACTACATCATCACCAAACCCTCTTAAATCCTTTGGTAATGACTTTCTTGCTTTTTCATACATTTGTCTATGATGTTCCTGATGTTCGTTTGGTGTCAAAGTTGGAATAGACCCACCACCTAATCGTTCTTTATATTTTGGAATGATAGATGTTTTTTCATGCCCAATGTAATAAGATTTATAATACATTGATGCCGCTTGGAATTGTTCGTTGTTAATTTCTTTCCTTTGATAATATCTATCGTAAACACTTGAACCTCTATTTCTTAATCTTAGTTGTCCGGCTTTTATAGTTTCTTCTAAAACAAAAATGTTTTCAGGTTTTTTTATTTGTTCTTTAGTTGGTTTTATATCTTTAACCATTAGACCTCCTTGTTGTGACTAAATATAAATCCTAATTTTATTAATGCACGAATATATTTTTCTTCAGCATATATTCTTTTATTATTGTGAATAGATGGTGCAAATGATTTTAGTGCTAAATTAACATCATAAGGGAACATAGATTGCCATTGTGCCTTTAGTTCATCATCATAGTAGAGTGTATCATTAGGTGGATTAAATTGTGTGCCTTTAGGTAGTTCCCATCTTTCATAGCGTTCACCATATTTATTCATCTTATTATAGCCTTCTACAAATTGTATCATTCTGTTTATATTAGGCATAAAATCTGCACTTTTATCACCAACATGATGTGTGATGATATAGTTCTTAAAATCCATAAGATAGTCATGTAAATCATCTGTGTCGTTAAATGTTGGTATCATATCATTCAATACACTTGATATATCCCTAATATAAGTTGCTATGTCATTTTCAGTCTTATTACCAAAACTATAATGCAATCCAATACCCTCACCAATTAAGGTGTCCATTATAGCGTGTTTTCTTTCTTTTGTATTATCCATTTTCTTTTATTCTCCTAATTATATCTTGCAGCCTTGTTGTTTGTTGTGGCTTAGTTGCATTAGTCCGGTCTATCCATTTGTGAAAAAATCTATTTGCATCCTTGTACTTGTTAGGGTGTTTGTTTAAATATTCATTGGCATCCCTTAAAAGGTTTTCATGATTAAGCCCTTTTTCCTTAATCTTGTCTAAATGCTTTTTTGTAACTTTTATCTTTATCATGGTGATTATTTATTTATTTATTTATTTTCATTTATTTATTAGGGAACTCATGTAAAAACGCATGCGTTCACTTTTCCTTACTTATTATATCTTGTAATTTACTATTATATTGTTGATTTTTCATACTATTTCTTGTTTCATTCCATTTCTTTCTTGATATTTTTTTACCCATATTTTGTTCAAAAAATTTAGATATGAAGGGTGAAATGATAGTTTTTTTGTTAAAACTTATATATTTTTGGTGACTTTCTGTGTCTTTTTTTAGTCGTTTTATATTAATTTTTAAAACTTTCTCGGCATAATCTATTGGAATTGAGTTATTTTCTCTACCCCATTGTTCGTGAAATAATACCAATAAATCTTTATAAGAACGAATACCAACCCTTTGTTGTATCAATTCTATCTCACTATTTATGACATTGTAATAAGGTAAATCATTATCCATTTTTTTCTCCCTAAATTAATATTTGCTGATAATATTCTTTATGTATATCTTTATTTACTTTTTTATTAATATTTTTAAATATGTGTGCAATTACATCAATAGTCCAACCATCACCTAAAACATCTTGTGCTTGATTAAAACTTAATGTTTTAGTGTAACCAACAGGAACAGTTTGTGCTTGTTCAAGTTCTTCTCTTGTCAAAAACCTACAAAAATCTTCAAACTCAATTAAACCTGAATTTGGGCTTCTATCTTGTTTCCTTAAAAGGCAGCCAACCTTTTTTGAATTTGTAATATTTTTACAATTTTTTATATTGTTTCCTTTATTACCATTGTTCCACATTTCTATTCTTGATTTTGTTTTTTTTAATTTATATTGTTTACATATATCTTTATTTGTTTCTTTATAATCTTGAAAATTTATTAATTTATCTTTTGGTTGAGTAACATTTGGAATATTAGTCCAATAGTATCTAGCCCTAGTTTGATAACTAACTAAAGAAGAATTAATTAAAGCACCTGCTACACCCAAATAATTATCTAATTGATTTTTGCTATTATTTTTCATTTTTACATTTTCTAATAAAAAATATTTTGGCTTACAATCTTTTAATAATCTTAAATATTCATAAAATAATCTTGATTTATCACCTTCCAAACCTTTTCCATTTACTTTTGCATTTGAAAAATCTTGGCATGGGCTGCCACCTATTAATAAATCTATCTTTGGTAAATCTTTTGCACTTAACTTACAAACATCACCTACATGAATTGTGTTTGGATAATGATGTTTTGTTAATTCAATAGCAAATTTTTTTATTTCACTAGCATAATAATTGTCATATTTAATGCCGGCCCTATGCAATGCAAGTTGTCCACAACTCATTCCATCAAATAAACTCAATACATTCATATTTCTATCCAAAGTTGTTTGTTATAATACAAAAATCTTTTATCTTAAAATGTCTTAATGTTTCTCTATCTCGATAATCATTCCTGTAATCTTTTAGTTGTAATCCTAGTTCCGGTCTATGCACCAAACCTCTTGGATTTTTCATTGGGTCAATTAATTCTTTTTTTCTTTTGTTTAAATCAATATAGCCAAGTGTCTTAGATTTTTTCCACCACACAACAAATAAGAATGGTATGTGACTTTCATCACCATTTTGTATAGCCCACATATATTTTTTGTTGGACATAATCATGGTGTCGAATTGGTTGACATCTATATTGCGGCATCTTACCTCAACCATTGCGTCAACTTTCTTATTTCTCATACAAGCAAAATCAAACTCATAAGCAAGCGGCATATCATGGGCGGTAAAATTCCATTTATACATGACATATTCAATAACCTTTTGTTGATTATTTCTATCTTCATCATTCTCATAAAGGTGTGTTTTTTTAGTCATCTATATGCACATTTGACAAAATAGTAACAATGTTTTCATTCCAAATGTTTTCAAACCAATCGTTAGGTTGAACCGCACCGGATGACATAACTAATATTATTTTCATTATTTTATGGCTTGGTATGCTTTCACCATTACACCATCTATACCATTGTCTTTCTGTGCCTAAATCTCGCCATCTATCTTTCTTGGCAATACTATAAGGTGTTTCACCCATAGATTTTAAATATGATAATATTTGCATTTTTTACTCCTTACTTTCATATATTTCACTTCCACGAAACTCAACTACACTAGGGTCAATTAAAAATATCTCATGCTCATTCCTATCATTGCAATAATAAAAATTATCATCACCAGATATAGTTGCTTCATATATTTTAACATTAGGGTTTTTTAAATGAAGCTCTCTTAATATAAGAGGGTTACTCCATCTACTAGCAAAAAACTTAGCGACATTTTTATTAACTGTCCATGAATGACCATGACTATAAGC